CGCTCGATGAATTTTTCGATGTAGCCGTAGTGAACCACATTGCCCTCGGTGGTCTGCAGGAAACCTTGCCGTTCCCACACATCGTATGGCACATGGTCGCGCCTGACACGAAGGTCCAGGTTATCTTCGGGTATCCAGAAATACGGCAGAATGATGTATTTGTCATCCTCATCGGTGGGTGGGAACACAAGCACCAGTGCCGTGATATCCGTGGTGGAGGACAAGTCCAGACCACCGTAGCAAATACGGCCTTCCAGGTCATCTTCATTTACTGCGAACTCGCATTTGTCCCATAGATGCATCGGCATCCAACGGACTGCCTGCTTGACCCACTGGTTCAAACGGAGCTGCCGGAAAGCGTTCTCTTCGCCGGGGTTCTGCTTGGCAGACTCACAGGCATCACGCACTTTGTCGATGCCCACGGTAATACCCAGGGAGGGATTGGCTTTCTTCCAGGTGGCAGGGTCGGTCCAGTCATCCTCTTCGTCAGCGCCGTAGATAACGGGATAGAAGGTGTGGTCGATTTTCCTGCCTTCGATGATGTCCTTGGCTTTCTGATGGATCTCATAGCAGATGGACTTGGTATCGTTGCCCGCCGTAGTAATAAGGAAGTACAGCGGCTGCATACGGGCATCGCCGGAGCCCTTGGTCATAACATCAAACAGCTTTCTGTTCGGCTGGGTGTGCAATTCATCGAAAACAACACCGTGGGTATTGAAACCGTGCTTGTTGCCAACATCAGCGGAAAGCACCTGGTAGATACTGCCCGTAGGCTGATAGATGAGCCTTTTCTGGGAGTCCAGGATTTTGACTCGTTTGGAGAGCGCCGGACACATACGCACCATATCGGCTGCAACATTGAAAACGATGGATGCCTGCTGTCGGTCAGCAGCACAGCCATATACTTCGGCGCGTTCCTCACCATCACCGCAGGTCAGCAAAAGTGCAACGGCGGCAGCCAGTTCGGATTTGCCCTGTTTCTTGGGAATCTCAATATATGCGGTATTGAACTGACGGTAACCATTGGGCTTCAGTGTTCCGAAGATGTCTCGGATAATCTGTTCCTGCCAGTCGATCAGTTCAAAAGGCTTTCTTGCCCAGGTGCCTTTGGTGTGGCAGAGGGCTTCGATAAAGCTGACCGCATAGTCTGCGGAAGCCTTATCGTAATAACAGCCCTTGTCCATAAAGCGGGTGGGCTTGTACTTTTTCAGTTTTCTGATATGCGGTCACCTCCTCAAAAAGGGGATAAAAAATAGCCGCCACCGAATCGGTGCGACTTCAAATTCATATAAGAATATAATTTCCGTATACGAGGAACAGAGCCTTTCGGCTCCATCCCAGGGCTATGGGGTTGGTTTACTTCTTGGCGGGAACGGGTGGCTTACCTGTGGTCAGCCATGCCAGCCAGCATTGTTCGCAGGTAACCAGGTCGCAAGCAACTGCGCCACCGTCCGCAAAGGGCGGATGACCCTTGCTGATAATCTCAGCAATCTCTCCGGCGGTGGTGTCCAGCGCCTTGATGATTTCCAGTCCAGTCTTTGCCATGATGTGTCCTCCTAATTTACTTGATTTGCTCAAAGCACCATTTCAGTGCATGACCATTGTCTTTGAAGGTTTCCTCGGCCTCTGCCCAAGGGACCAGGCGGCACTCGATGTTACCCAAGCCGGTGTCTTCCGGGAATTCGATGAACTCGTAAATCTCTGCGGTAAAACCGCCCTTCCAGCAGATGTCGGTTACGAAAACCTTGTCGCCGTACTGAATGACTGCGCCGTAGGAAGCGGAAACTGCAAGCTGCAGCTTTTCGATGGTGGTGAAGATGTCTTTTTCCATTGTGGCGTCCTCCTTAAATGCTCATCATGCGGATGGCAGGAACTTTGGCTCTCTCGTTGGTCATCCAATCGGTGTAGTTGGCGTTGACCTCGGTGATGCCCGCTATCTTGAAGCCCTGCTTGTCGAAGGCTGCGAGGGTGGCAATCAAGCCGGAGAAGGTGCTGCTGATGGTGAACTCGGTGATGCCGTTCTGGCGGAAGGTTTCTGCGATGGGCTCCACATCCTCGTCCCAAATGACCTCGGAGAAATCGATGAGGTCGTTTTCTGCATCGATGCTCTTGCGGTAGGCCCAGAATGCGGTGGCGTTAATGCCCTCGGCGCGGATGTCCTTGACCTGGTTGGCGATTGCGTTCTCAAAAGCGGTAATTTTCTTCATGGTGTTTTCCTCCGTTTGTTTTGTTGTGAGTGCATATTACCGTCACTTGCCCGATATATCCAGTCAATTCGGAGATATAACCTACACAATCATTTGGCGAGAAAAGTGTGTATATTACACCTTTTTACACGCTGCCAACATAAGTTGAACACCAAGCCGAAATCCAGTTTTGAAGCTGTCAAATTGGAGTAGGGATTCCAGATCGGAACGGTCTGAAATGTACTGGTCAAGGATTGCCTGGGTTTCCTTATCCAACCGCTCCTCAAGAGTATTACTCAATTGACCGAGCCTCTGATTCAAACGGCGGAACTCTTCCATGTTCTCTGGGCGGTTTTCCCAGGGCGCGATTTTACCGAAGAACAGGTCGTTCAGAATATCATTGGGCATCCTCGTCACCGACCTTCCTGCAAACATCCTCGCCGTAGACCACGTTCAAACCGCTGCCGTTGTCCCAATGAACCATGATGCTGCCGATGGCATCCACCCCGACCACCGTTCCCTTCGTGCCGATGGGCGGTGCTTGGGGGTCATCCATCTGCACCAATTCCACTCGTGTTCCCTTGGGGAAACGCTCACGGAGGGCTTGCAGCGCCTCTTTGGAAATCACTCGCATACTTCCACCTCCTTGGGCTGACCGCTTCTGAAGGCGGAACTGCCCGTCAGGTTGCGGAGCAGAATTTTGCGTTCGTTCTTGAACTCTGCGCCGATGAAGCCGAGCCGGAGAAGGAAACAGCGGAATGCGTACTTTTCGTTGTCCGTTTCCTTTTCCTTGGCGGTGACTCTTCTCTGATTCCGAGCCATTTCGCACAGCTTGCAGATGAAGGTATCGTAGGCTTTCAGTTCTTCTGGGGTGGGTGTTCCCATGAACCAGGGGAAGGAAACCTTGGTGTCGGTTACCTCGATGGGAAGCTCGTCCGTGTCGAGGGCTTTCTTGATAAGGTTGCCCTTGGCGGCAACGATGGCCTTGAGGTTTTCCAGGTTGCTGTCGGTGAAAAGGCTGCGAGGCATGGAAATGCAAACCCCGGTGATTTCCTCTTCATCCTCGGTGTGGCTCTGGTCAATGTCAAAGCCCTCATCGTAGATGTGCTGCAGCAGTCTCTCGATAACCTCACTGTCGGCGCTGTCATCAAAGGTGAGGCTGCCGTTCTTCTCAATGGTGAAGTAATCCACCTGGTAGGCGCAGGACGGAACACCCAGGTACTTGGCTTCGCAGCCGAGCCACTGTGCGATGGTCTGCACCAGGCGCTTGCGTTCTGCGCCGGTTGCGTTGATTGTGATTGTCATGGTAGTGACCTCCTTTATTTTTGGTAGTCACATATTACCGTCATGTTCCGCACATATCCAGTTATTTCTGCACACAGCGGTGTAGATTATGTGCGCGAATTTTCGGCCTCATCTTGTGTACACCAGACAATGCCAGAAAGTACGAAAACCACACAAGGAAGTGCTACGCCGTTACCCCACATTTTATACTCGGCGGCATCGGAATGGGGGTCACGCAGCCACTTGGCAATTTGCTTCAGGGACTTGGGCTTTGTGGAACTGCCCATGATCCTGCGGTGGGTTTCAAAGACATCGTACCAATACTGAATGTCTGCCATCGTAGGCTCGGCAATACCCAGGTCATCGCACCACCAGTCCGGGAATCCCTGCAGTCTGGCACATTCGGTGGGAGTCAGTCTGCGGACGGTGTATCCGCTCTGAATAGCACCGGGGCCTTTGGCTACGAGGGTGGGTTGCAGTTCCGGCTCGAAGGTCGGTGCGAACTTGGCATTCTTGCCCTGGTTGAAGGTATCCCTGCCGATGCCGTAGCAAACGGCGGTGGGGTCTTTGTAATCACGGGCAAGAACGGTAGGAGCCTTATCCTCGGACACCTGGGCAAAACTGCCGGTGGTCATGGTGTAGACAGCGTGGCGGTCGACCGTGTTGAGGGTGAAGCTGACATCCTCATTGATGCCGTCACCCTGGGGACCGTTCTTATCGTCTCTGCCAATCATAGAACCCTGGATAGCATAACTCTCAACCACGGCAATGCCACCCTGGTTGCATCCGGGGTTGCCGCCGTTACCATCAATGGTGCGGGAAGTATCGGCTTCGTAGATACCGCTGTGAGGATTATCCGACTTCATGGCATTGCTTTCTTTGGAGCAAATGCCGTATGCCTGCAGAACGCAGTTGAAGTGGTTCTTGTCCGGCATCCGCTGATTGCCTCCGGCATTGTGCGCCGTAAGCGTAGGAGCGGTCTGCTGACCGTCCCAATTGCAAGGCTCGAACAGAGTCTGGTCATTGTTGCAGGAGAGGGTTGCGGATTTGTTTTCCTGGATAAGTGCGCCCTTGCCGCCACCCTCGCAGCCGGAACGGATCTTGAGGGTCTTGGGTGTTTCTTCGCTGACTACGAAGGGCTGATTGTTACCTCCCATGCCGTAGGTAGCTGATACCGTAGGCGCGGTGTCGATAGGACCGGTATAGCGGGTGTCATGGCTGTGGTTTTCATATACAGTGGCAGGAACGACACCGGCGCGGAGCGTGGGAGAAGTTTCTTCCTCGTAACCGATGCTGCGACTCTTGGAAGAATGCTCAGTGCAGAATCCGGCGGATTCCAAAACGCACGGAGGGTGGTGGGCTTCGGCGCGGAGCGTGGCGGTTACATCATCCGTCACATCCATCCGCTGACCGCCCTGGTCATTTAGGCAGAGGCTTGCTGTTCCAGTGCGATCCGCAGCACTTCCGGCAGTTCTTTGCCACGAGCGGAAGCTCTCCGAAGAATACCCTGACACGCCTTCGGACTTAAAAAGTATGTCGAAGGCACGCCCACCTGCAAAATCTGCGACAAGGTAGATGCGTTTTCTTCGTTGGGGAACTCCCCAGAATTGAGCGTCAAGAACTCTGTAAGCAACGCTCCATCCGTCTCCCATGTAGCAGTCGGCATAGGGCCATCGGTTTTTTTCAGGCATAGGCACCTGGGTGTCCGGCTCTGCGACACCGATGACCGCTTCGAGGACTGCTTTGAAGTCCTCACCGCTGTTTGAGGAGAAGGCGCCGGGTACATTCTCCCAGACGATGTATCTTGGATATTTGCCATTGGTGGCACACCTCATTTCTTTAATAATACGGATGGCTTGATAGAAGAGTACGGACTGCTGTCCTTCCAATCCGGCTCTGCGACCGGCAACGGACATATCCGTGCAGGGTGAACCGAAGGTGATAATGTCCACAGGTTCGATCTTCCCGCCATCCATCTGGGAAATGTCACCGTAATGTTTCATAAAGGGCAGGCGCTTGGTCGTGACCCGAATGGGAAACGGCTCGATCTCCGATGCCCACACAGGTGTGATGCCGGAAATCAAGCCGCCCAACGGAAAACCACCGGAACCGTCAAAGAGACTGCCCAGGGTCAAATTATTCATGTTGTACCTCCACTTCGGAGTATTTGTAGGTCAGACCATCACGCTGCACGGTAACACCGTCTGCGCCGCCGACCTGCTCGATGTACCGCTTCACGATTACATCGCAGAACTTTTCGTCCAGTTCCACGGTGTAGCAGATGCGGTCGGTCTGTTCACAGGCAATGAGCGTAGAGCCGGAGCCACCGAAGGGATCAAGTACCACGCTGTTGCTCATGGAAGAATTCATAATGGGATAAGCCAGGAGCGGGATCGGCTTCATAGTCGGATGGTCACCATTCTTCTTGGGTTTATCAAATTCCCAGATGGTGGTTTCCTTCCTGCCGGTGTACCACTGGTGCTTGCCGTTTTTCTTCCAACCGTACAGACAGGGTTCGTGCTGCCACTGGTAAGGAGAGCGCCCCAGCACCAGGGACTGCTTTTTCCAGATGCAACAGCCGGACAAATAAAAACCCGCATCGGCAAATGCCCTGCGGAAGTTCAGACCCTCGGTGTCTGCGTGGAACACATAGATGGATGCATCATCTGCCATTGCGGAGTGCATCTGCGTGTACGCATCCAAGAGGAAGTTATAAAAAGCATCGTCTGCCATGTTGTCGTTTTTGATTTTGCCTGCGCTGCTTTCGTAGTTGACATTGTACGGGGGGTCGGTGATAACCAGGTTGGCTTTGGTACTGCCCATCAGAAGTGCGTAGGTTTCTGCTTTGGTGCTGTCACCGCAGATCAGACGGTGTCGACCGAGCGTCCAGATGTCACCAGGCTTAGTTATGGTGGGCTGCGCCAGTTCTGCGCCTACATCGAAATCATCATCTTTGACGCCGTCCTTAAGGGTGTCCTTAAACAGAGCATCGATCTCGGCAGGCTCAAAACCAGTAAGGGACACATCGAAGTCAGCACCCTGCAGGTCTGCAATGAGCAGGGCCAACTTATCTTTGTCCCAATCACCGCTGATTTTGTTGAGGGCGATGTTGAGGGCTTTTTCCTTTTCCTCATCCATTGCCACCACAACGCAGTCCACTTCGGTCATGCCCATATCCATCAGCACTTTCAGGCGCTGATGACCGCCAACCACACGGCCGGTGGTCTGATTCCAGATGACGGGTTCCACATAGCCGAACTGCTCAATGGAGCGTTTCAGCTTTTCATATTCCGCATCTCCGGGCTTGAGGTCTTTGCGGGGGTTGTAGTCGGCAGGCAGAAGGTCTGCCGTGTTCTTTTTCTCAATAATCATACAAGACCCCACTCGGCAAATGCCTCGAAGCCACCAACGGACTTGATGTAGGCTCTTGCCGTTTCCACGATTTCCTCGTAGGGAATGCCACCGACAGTTTCATCACCGATGGCGCAGCAGAACTGAACAGGCTTGCCGGTCTCCTGGGCTTTGAGGAAAGCGTAAATGTTCACGCTGACATCAGCCTTGGAGAGGTCTTTGCCGTGGAGACCACCGCCGGTTACGGAGTCAGCCATATCGCTGCCCAGCTTGCGGTTGGTAGCGCCGGTGTCCACATCCGTGCCGCCAGTCCAGTCACCGAGCGGATTGATCTGGGCATTGGGGTACAGCTTCTTCAGTGTGGGAGTGGCGACATTGCTTTGGCAGATCACCAAGCAAGCACCGTCAATAATATACTTGCCATCAGCGGGAGCAAAGGCGTAAATATCGCGGGCAATGCCGGAGAGGGTTTTCTGCTCCTCGGTCATAGGCATACCCTTGAAGATGCCGTTGTCACCGCAGCGGATGGCATCAGCCTGGTTACGAGCAAGGTGCGCGTCCTGGGGAACGACTACAAGGTCGACATCCAAATTTCCGGCAATGCGATGCACGGCGGCAACCACCTTTTTCTTATTCAACTTTGCGGAGGTCTCTGCGATGATATGGCAGACACCATGACCGATGAGAACCTCCACGGCGACCTTGGGGTCGATTTGGGTTTCGTATGCAATGTCCACAACGGCACCGGCGATTCTATCCGCCACCTTATCGGGATGGGCGGGATTTACTTTCTCAAACATAGTTAACCATTTCCTTTCCTTGCACGAAGCAATCGTTCCATCACATCATCCTGGGGATTACTGCCAGCGTATTCGCCGGTGCAGTTCTCACGGACGATCTGAAAAATCTCTGACCATAGACGGTTCGCCTGGGTCATGTATGTGTTTGCGATAGCCACATAGGGTGACTGAATCGCAGCACCCGTAGTGGGGTGCTTTGCCAGAAAGCCCAACTCACTGGTGATGGTTTCGCATTGAATCCATCTGGCACTTGCCATAGCAAAACGCTCAATCAGCTGCGGAGATACGATGGCAACGCATCCACGGTCGGATAGCCATTTCCATACATTTTCGTAAATCTCGGCAGCACAGAGTGTGGAGCCGTCTTTCTGTTTTGCGGAAAGGAACTCGGATGGCTTGGGCATAGCCTGTCCTTCCAGGTCAGCCGCGCTGTCTTTGAAATCAATTACAGTCAGCGGTCTTTTGCCGGGATTACCGTCCGCAATCTTATCCGCGATAGCCTTTTTCGGTCTGCCGCCGGAACCGGGTTTGGGTCCTCTTTGGCCCATATTTTCACACCTCCTTTGTGCCGGGGTCTATTCCCCCTAAAACTTTTGCGATTTTCAACACGAAGCCCCAGGCCGCTGCCCGCATTTTTTAGTCCTGGAGATTTTACCGCCCCTACCGGTCACCAATTTCGTGGTGGATCTTGGTATGACAGGAACGACACAGGCTCATCAAATTCTCTCTTGCGTGAGTGCCGCCCTGGGAAATGGGCTTTTTATGATGAACTTCTTCTGCAGGAACAAGCCTGCCGTTCTTCTCACACACCTCGCAGAGAGGATGCTGACTGATGTGTCGGTCACGGATTCGTTTCCAGGCACGGCCGTACTTCTTGTTGATGTCCGGGGAACGCTCGTACTTGTTGTACTGCCTGCGGGCAATGGCAACATGGTCTGCACAGTACTGTCCATCCGTAAGGTTGGGACAACCGGGGTAAGAACATGGTCGTTTGGGTTTGGTTGGCATGGGTTCACCTCCTACGGAATAATGCGCCCAGCTTGTACTTGATGATGTACCAAACCTGTTCTATATAGCTGACCTTACGGTAGCCCATACACAAGCACTCCTTTCCGGGCATAAGAAAAGCCCCACAGGATTGCTCCCGTGAGGCCGTTCCATATTTTCTTCGCATTATAATGATATCATAAAGCGAGGGTGCATTATAGTGGCTTTTAGTGGCTTGTTTCGTGGCGGTCGAGAATTTCCTGTACCACAGTCAGTGCCTTGTCATGAAGCCGGAATATCCAACGGCGGTTGTGGTAAAGGTTCATGGTGATTTCTTCCCATGTTGCACCGCAGAGATACCGCTGCTCCAACAGGATACGCAGTTCCACATCTGCGACCTGGGAAATGACATCCACGATGTCCTTTTTGGTCTGAATCAGCCTGTCCATATCCGCTGCAATTTCATTCTGTAAATCGATGATTTTGCACACGGCATCTGCCATACGGGAAGTGCTGCGGTTGGGGTTATGGGGCATTCCCGTCATAGTGGCGGTACAGCTGGTGGCGAGTTCATTCAGCGACTGTATCTGCTCGGATTTGCTTTTTATCCGCTGATCCAACAGATATGCCTGGTTCAGAAATTCCTTTGCTGTCATGTCGCCACCTCCTGTCGCACCATACGGCGGACACCCGTCATAAGGACTTCACCATCAAGGTTGGTCAGCATCCCATACCAGCCGGAACGGAAAAAACGCTCCAATGATGCCACCTCATTTGCGTAATCCTTGTTATTGGGAAAGCGGAAGTGCTGTTTGAGGGCTTTTTTGTAGTCTTTTACGGCCAGTTCTACAATGGCGTTGGCTAATGCCTGATAAGGTTCCATATTCGTACCTCCGATATTTTGAGATCCTCGGATTGGCACGGATTTTCATAGATTGTCTCAGATTTTCAAGTCCGCTTTTACGGCATCGATCAATGCCGTCTGGGTATGCTCCTTCTGGGAGAGGGCTTTCATGATGCGGTTGTCAATGGTGTCCTTTGTTACGATGTGCTGAACCACCACAGTTTCGGAGGTCTGCCCCTGTCGCCACAGACGGGCTACAGTTTGCTGATACAGTTCCAAACTCCAAGTAAGACCGAACCACACAAGTGTGGACCCGCCGGATTGGAGGTTGAGTCCGTGGCCTGCCGATGCAGGGTGGATAAGCGCCACCGGTATTTCTCCGTTATTCCATCTGCGGATGCTGTTGGAGTCATCCAGCCGGGAAAACGGGATGTGCAGTTTTTTCAGCCTTTCGGATATGCGGGTGAGGTCATGCTTAAACCAGTAAGCCACCAGAACGGGCTTGCCGTTTGCCGCTTTGATAATGTCCTCCAAAGCGTCCAGCTTGCGGTCATGGATTTGGATGACTTCGCCGTTATCGTCATAGATTGCACCGTTTGCCATCTGCGACAGCTTGCCGGAGAGGGATGCTGCGTTGGCGGCTGTAATTTCTCCATCACCCAGGGTCAGCACCAGTTCCTGTTTCAGTTCCTCGTAGTGGGACTTTTCTTCATCGGACAGCTGGACGGTATATTCGCTGCTGACCAGTTCCGGCATCTGCAGGTGGTCGGTTGCCGTCATAGAAATGGTGATGTCGGAGATCTGTCTGTAGATGGCATCCTCTG